CTATATCGTTGCCGTGCTGAGTTCATTATTTCTTAGTAATATTTAATGCAGATCCTGCACCACCTGTTGTAGCACCACTGCCTGTACCTGTGTTCAGGTTGCTAGCTGTTGCTGCCTGTGCTCCAGGTGCATCTTTAGCTAGGGTACTAGTTCCTTTCCTTCTCTTTTGTTTCCGCTCAGCTCTACGGCTAGCGGTTTCTTTTACCTTTGCACCTTGACCCTGTTCGGAGACATCTAGTTCTCCTGATGTGGGTAGTTGTACCGG